CAGCCCACAGTGGATTTATCATCCACCGCGAGCAATTCGACCTTTAGCGACTCGGGATCGCGCATACGACTCATCACGGCAGCGACGATATCTGAGGCGAATTTGAATCTTTCTTTGTCATCCGCCGCCGCCTGCAATTCAGCCGCAGTTTGAGCCTGCGTTTTTGACGGCTCGGAATTATTGGGGGAACTGCGATTTGCGGCCGCCCCCCATAGGACGAACGCACCCAGAATAATACCTACTAGAACTGCCCTAGCTATTCCGCCTTGTTGATTAGTAGCCATAGCGCCGCTCCCCAAAGAGTATCGATGCCGAAATCATGCCACATTTTCAAGCGAAGTCTTAGAAAAGGCTCGGCGAGTACATCACGCTGTTCGTATTTCCTATTAATGGATGCTTCCAAGAGCCGCCATAAGATTCCCAAACAAGGGGTGTCAATTCGCCCCTACCCTCTTAGCTGCGCGAATTTTGCAATCAGCAAGCGACTCTGCGCCTCGGCATCCGGCAGCAGTTCGCCATCGTTGCTTGCCTGCGGCTGCGGCCGCCAGTAAATGAAATCGGTGGGCGTGTACGGCTCGGGCCGGCGCTTCGAATCGCGGTTCACGTTCGCCAGGGTAGAAACCGCGATGCCATGACGCTGGTCCGCGACCAGCTCGCCAAACGGCTCCAACTTGTAGTACGCAGCCCATTCGCCAAGCTCCGCGCTGTCAATCTCGGCGAGCAGCTGGCGAACGGTCTTACCCAACGCCAGCGCTAAGCGGAAATAGAACTTTCGCTCGGGCCGGCGTTGGAGTTTTTTACTGCGTCGTCCTCAGCCTTGGTGCCCAGGCCATTGATGCGCTGCGCAACGTCGAAGACGCGCTCGAGGGCGGATGCAGCTTTGCGGGCGATCATTGGGACGTCGGCCATCGAAAACACCAGGTTGCCGTCATCATCGACGACAGTCAGCGCCACCAGCTTGGCGCGCATGTTGGTCATGTCGGGCTTACGCGAGCCGTCGGCGGCCACCTCCACCATGCTTTGCTCCCACAAGTCGCGGTCCGTACCGGTCATCGTGCGCACCTTGACGGCGCCATTCCATTCGGGGACTTGCACCTCTTCGAACGTGAGGTCGGAGGCTTCCAGGATCTGGTCTTTATTGAGGGTCATGAATTGCTTTCGTTAAGGTTACAGGCCGACAACCGATCCGGAAATGCGGATGTCAACGGAGGTTTTCGCGACGGCATCGACGCCACCGGCAAGAGAAAATTTCTTCACGTAGCCGGAGAAGGTGATCACGCTCAGATTCGGCAGCGTCAGTTGGAACGAACAGAGCACCCCCGAACTCTGTTTCGAACGCAGCGCGATGTGGCCCGCGTTCGTACCGTCATAGTCGATTTCGATGGTGAACTGGCCGGGGTCGGTCAGGCCGAGGCGATATTCCTTCGCCGTCGATTGCAGGTTGGTGACGTCGATCTCTGAGGCCGAGCCATCGAAGCCGGAGAAGGTCTTGACGTTGGCGACGTTGGTGAAGGTCGTCGGCGTGGCGCTGCCGCTCGCGGTGATGGCTTTGCCAGTGGTATCTACCTTGACTGCAAAGGTATTAGTCGTGATGTCGCGCACCGTCAACTGGCTCCCGTTCAGCAGGGCTGCGTCAGCGCCCGTCAAGCCGGTCAAGGTGACGACGTCGCCGTTATTGAAGCCGTGCGCGGCAATGGTCAGGATGGTTGGATTGCCGACCTGGATAGCTGTGATGGTCTTGGCGCTGCCAGTGCCGGTGCCGATTGCCAGGGTCGATCCCTGTGCGGAGATAGCTGTCGATGCCATGTGGATTCCTCAATAAAAAGCCCGCGGAGTGCGGGCTGTGTTGATTCGAAATTTCGCCTGTCCGAGGCGCGCGGTGCTACTGGTGCCAGATGCTGTAGTCGGTCTGGATGCGGTGAAGCGTGACGTCGGGCTCGTACAGGTCCTGGCCCCCGAGCGAGACGGTCTGCAGCGGCCACGCGTCGATCAGCACAGCGATCGCGTCCGAAATTGCGCTGGCCTCGCCATGGGTGAGCGCATAGGCGTCGATTTGCATTCGAGTGTTGGTCAGGCCGCTCGATCCGGACAGGGTGTTTTCTTCATTGAACGAGACGCGCTGCATGACGACGTAGGGGCGCTGCACGCCCTGCGGCGCGACCACCATGTAGATGCGCTGGCCAGCCGCGGTCCCGCCGGCGCGCAGCAGTGCCAGCAAGTCTTGATACATCGTCATTTTTTCACCAGGTTGTCGACTTCATCCGGGATGCGCTTTTCCATGTATTCCTTGATCGTCTCTACGGCCGCCGACTTCTTGCCCTCGTAGGCTGGTCGCATGTACGGATGTCCTGGCTGCTTGGACGTGCCGAATTCCACCCAGGAGGCGTAAAACGCATCCTGCGACTTGTCGCCGTTTTTGCCCTGTTTCTGGTACTTTTTTCCCTTGCGCACGCCGACAAAGAACGTCTGCTGGATATTGCTGGAGCGCTCCGGGATCTGCTTCTGGTAGATAGCGCGCTTCAGCGTGCCTGGCGGCGGGTGACCGTCCGACACGGAGCCGGTGTAGACAGGGGCGCGGGCTTTCGCCTCGTTGCGAATCACGGCGGCGCCGGCCGACACCGCACCGCGCAGCACGTTTTTGGCGATCCGGTCCGGCAATTCCTTCATCGCCGCCTGGAGTTCCTTGAGACCGCTGACGTTCTCGAGTTCAGCCATCTGTCAGGCCCTCGGCCGCCATCATGATCAGTTCACGGTTGCGCTCATCCACGTTCATGCACGTGTGGACGTTGAACACGCGATCCCCGAAGAGGATGCGCATTGCGGCGACCTTGATGGGTGCCGACAAGGCTGAGTGAAAACGAACGACGACCTGGTGCGAAATTTCCGCGTTCATCGTCTGTGCTGTGAGAAGTTCGCGCCCGCTGAGGGGCGATACGCTGGCATGAACGGTTACCACATCAACCCAGCCAGCCGTCTCGCCGTTATCATCCTCAATTGTCGAGCGGCGCTGGAACGTCACGCGATGGCGCAGATCCCCGGCACGCATCAGTAGCCCAGGACGCGGTAGGGATCGAGGATTCGATCAACGAATGGCAGAGGCTCCACTTTGCCGCGGGGCAGAATGGCCACAGCTTCTCGATTCTCGTACAGCGTGGCGATCATGATCAAGATCCAGTTCTTGATGCCGCGCGGGACCGCGACCGCGGCGCCATATCCGCACGTAAAATCAACCTCCACCGCACTGATTTCAGCGCGAGTCGTCGGCCATTGCGTGCCATAGGCGGGGACAATGCGGCCCATGACGCTGGCCGGATCGACTTTGTACTGCGATGGGTCGAGGGTTTGCTGATTACCGCCCGCGTCGATGTACTTAATTGCCTCGACAGACTGCAAAGTCGGCATGCCCGGGACGATTTCGAACCCCGTCGACCGATCCGCTCGAATGGTTGTAAGGGGGCCGGGCGTAATTCCGAACTCGCCATAAAGATTCGAGGCTCGCGAGCTCGCGCCAGGGCGCGGGAATTCGTCGAGAATCAGTTTCCACGACTGCGTGACCAATGCGCGCCTGCAGATTTGCTCCGCACGCTCACGCGCGCCAGTAATCAAAAGGCGAATCAGGGCATCATCGTCGTAATGGTCGACGCGCAGGTGTGCGCGGGCCTCTACCAGTGACACCGGCTCCTCGGCTGGCTGTACCGTTTGAATGAGCGACATTGATTGCCTTAAAATTGGAAAGGCCGCCACATGGCGGCCCGGGCCACTGCCTACGATTTACTGCGGGGGATTCACCGTCGGCGCGTTGACTGCATTGCCGAGTACAGCAGTGACCGATACCAGGGCGGCTGCAGCGTTGCCCGCTGGGGTGACGGTCATCCGGGTGTAGCGCTTGCTGCCGGTATAGCCGAGTTTGCGCGTCTTGTTCACATCGGCAAAGCCCCAGGACGCGTTTGCGATCGAGCCATTCAGGTCGACGGCCGCAACTGTGCTTGCATCGGCCAGTGTTGGGCTGTTGCCCTCTTCGAGCAGTACCGTGTACGTGCCCGCTGTGCCGGCATTTGCGCCGAGAGCGATCGAGTAGACCAGCGAGTCAAAGCCGGCACGATCGACGATGTTTCCGACCAAGGGGGTATTGTTGGCAAAACTGACTGGCGCCAGTACCTGCACGGTGTGCACGCTATTCAAAATATCTTTCATGGCATTTCCTTATTCGTTGCAGTTACCTCCGCCGCAATATGGGCGGAGGGTCGGACAGGCTGGTTTAGGCGAACTTGAGGAGCTTGATGGCTTCCGAGTTCGTGACGGCGCCGCCGGTGCGCTTGGTCGTGTAGAAGCCGATGTTCGGCTTGTTGGTGAACGGGTCGCGGATGATGCGGGTGCCGATGCGATCGACAATCAGGTAGCCCAGCTTGAAGTTACCGAATGCCAGCGACAGGCTGTTGTTTGCCAAGCCGGGCATGTCTTCCGCCTCGTGCACGGGGTAGCCGAGAATGGTATCGGCAACGCCGGGCGCAGTGGTCGGGGTGAATACGTAGCGACCCTGGTAGTCCTTGAAGCCCATGATCGTGAACAGGACCGCCTTATTGGTCACGAACGAGGCGCCGTTGCGGTACAGTGCCTTCATCTTCGATACCAGCGTGTACAGGTCGTCGACCGGGTTGACGGTGGCGGTAACGGCCTTAAAGCCGCCAGCGACGCCAGTGCCAACAGTTTGCAGGGTGCCGAATGCGCGGGCGCCGTCATCGGTAGCGGCCGTGCTGTAGCTCAAAAAGCCCTTCGGCATATTGACGCCGGAACCGCCGATGTGCGCAGCGCCTTCAGCGCGAGCGAACTCGGTCGCGATCTCGCCAGCCAACCACGATTCAGCGTCGAAAAAGACGTCGTCCAGCATCTGCTGACTGGCTTGTGGGTTGGCGTACAGCTCGCCCATTGGGGGTGCGATGTCGACCAACTGCGGGGTATTGGTGCCTGGACGTTGCGCCTGCTCACCCACCCAGCCGGACGAGGTGCCGCGGGTGTTGATCAGCTTGTGGAAGTCAGAGGTGCTGATCTGCTGGACTGAGGCCAGGGCGCGGATCGGCGAGATGTTGACGGCCAGCGAGTCGATCATACCGTCGATGACCTTGGTCACAGCAAAGCCGCCATCCGGGCCCGAACTGATGTTCAGCGCCTTCTGCTCAATGGTTTTGTCGTATTCGATACCCTTGCGCAGGTAGCCACCGAAGGCTTTTTTGTGCTCCGCAGCCTGTTCGTCGACCTGCTTGCCGTCGCCACCCACTGGCGGGCGCTTCAGCTTTGCTTCGAGGGTTTCGATGATGCCTTTTTGGGCGGTCATGTCGGCGAAGATCTTATCCATCTTGGCCGTGAGATCTTCAGGGACATGCTGCCCCTTTTCCATCTTCTCGATGCGGGCATCGTTGGTTTTCTTGAACTCGTCGAAGGCCTTGTTGCTGGCTTCGATGGCGGTGGTGATTTGGCTCAGATCGGACATTGCGTTTCCTTTAGACGTAAAAAAACCGGCTCGGGGCCGGTTCGGATGGGGTTTGTGCTGCTTACGATTTAATCAACTCGGTTCGCCGCCCTAAGGCAGCGATGAGTCGGTTTGCCTCTTCATCGGCAGCAGCATCACGCAGTGCCAGACTCTTGATGCGCGCAATTAGCGCCTTCGATTCACTCCGCGACAGCGAGCCAGCATCACGCAGGTAGCTCTCGATGGATTTGAAATCGGTGATTTCTTCGATCGACTTGACACTCGACACGCGTGCCTTGTCGTTCATGGGGAACGTGACCAGCGAGCACTCCCACAGGTCAGCTTTTTTGATCGTTCGAACGCCGGTTTTCTGGTCCCAACTATCCTCACGGGTCAGATAGCCAATCGATAGGCCGCTGATCGCCTTCATTTGCATGAGCTCGTATGCCTCGGCACCGATTTGGGTTTTCAGCGCAAGCTTTCCCTCGACGCGCAAGCCGATATCGTCTTCGATCATGTCCAGGTAGACGCCGCACGGCGAGTCGCTGTCGTGCTGCCAAAGCAGCGCAGGCATGCGCCCCTTGGCGCGGTAATCAGCGAGGCTGTCGGCGAAGCAGCCTGGAGCGACGATGTCATCGCCATCATCCAGCACGCCGTACACGCTGCCGTAGCCGGTGAAAGTCCCATTTTCCTGGACCGCCTTGATTTCAAATGCAAAATCGTGGTGTTTCATGCTCAATCCTTCTTTGGTGGAACTGCTGGCGGTTTGACTGGCTCATCGATGCGAGCCATATTCAGGGGGCGAAGAGGGGTATCGAGGCCGTCAATCGGATTCAGAATGATGCCAATTTCACTTTCCATGTGACGAGCCTCGTTGCCAGTCATCCAGCCGTCCAGGATGCCGTTGTGATAGTAGAGGCCGCGGGCGGTGGCGTCGCCACGGAGAAGCGATGAGACGCCGAACTTACCGTGGAGAGTCTTTTTGTCTTCCTCGGTGTAGAGATCCCGTTTGATCGCTTTTTCAAAGCGATTCAGCCACGGCATCAGCGCTGAATTAATGAAATCGAGCGACTGCTGCTCGATATTGCTGAAGGTGGCCCGCGACAAATCCCCGATCATGTGGGGCGGAACGCGATAAATTGCAGCGATTTCACTACGCTGATACTGGCGGGTTGCCAAAAACTGCGCCTCGTCAGCGTTCATGCTGATCTTCGAATACTTCACGCCCTCCTCGAGAAGGGCCGTTTTATGAGCATTTTCGCCGCTATTTGCTTGGTCAAAGCTGTCTTTCAGGCGGTCATAGGCCTCTTTCGACATCGTTTGCGGATGCTCGAGCACGCCACCCATCTTCGCGCCGTTGCGAAACAGCTGGCCGCCGAATTTTTCCGTCGCCAGCGCAAGCCCGATGCTCTCCCGGGCGTAGGCGATCGGACTGATTCCAAGCCATCCGTTCAACGTCTGGCCGCGCACATGAAAAATTTCGCCTGGCTGCATCGTTTTGAAGCTGCCATCGGGCATGGTCACCTGATAGAGGATACGGAAGTCCGACGACATCTCGACTCGCACCATGTCTGGGTGGAGCGGGAGCAGTTCGACGACGCGCCCGGAGCGCGTGCGATTGACGTAGGCGAAGGCATTGCCGCGCAAGCAGATGGATGCCACCAGCATTTCGAAAAATTCGACGCTGGTCTGATAATCGTTCGGCTGGTCTCGGAGGATTGACCACAGCGAGTGATCCTTCGCCAGCGTCTTGACGCCGGTATCGCTCTCTCGGTACAGGTTGAAGGGCAACATGCCGACGGACTGCGCGAGAACCTGGATACACGAGTAGACGGCAGCCGACTGCATCGCTGTTTGCGGGTTGACGACGATTCCGGAAGCGGACGCGCCACCTCCAAAATTCCAAGCCAAGAATCGCTCGAGCGCGCCCCAGTCCGGG